CTTTAGTTCTAGGTGGCTGTAAATGTGCCTTCTCCTGAGCTGCTTCTTTAGTATAAGCATCTACCACATAATCTTTTTTTATGATTTCGACATTACTCACCACAAACTTAGCCATCAATCAAAGTCCTCACAATATGTCTCATCACCTTATAGGGATCTGCATTGGCTGCCGGTCGTCTATCTTCAAGATAACCACACCAATTATTATCTACTGTAACAATAGGTATGCGTATACTAGCACCCCTATCGCTAACCCCATAGCTAAACTTTTTAATAGATTGTGTCTCATGTTTTCCTGTCAACCTCTTTGCATTACCAGCACCATAATGTCTCATAGCACTCCTATGTGTTTTACTCAATTTCTCACATATCCCTACAAGTTGAGCTTCTGAACCTTGATGTCTCATTTCATCATTAGAAAAGTTGGTATGCATACCAGAACCATTCCAATCACCCTTCTGTGGCTTAGGCTGAAAGTTAATAGAAACACCATGTTTCTCTGCAATACGTTGTAGAATGTAACGAGCCATCCACAAGTCATCACCTGCTCCAATGCCTTTACCTAGTACTTGAAACTCCCACTGACCCAATGCAACTTCAGCATTTGTACCAGTAATACCAATACCAGCATTCATACACGCCTCTGTGTGTCTGTCTACTATCTCTCTACCTACGACATTACCTTCACCCACACCACAGTAGTAGTCTCCTTGTGGTCGTGGCTTACTCTTAATACCTTTACCTTCAGGCCAACCCAACGGGCGACCGTCTTTGTACATAAAATATTCTTGCTCAAAACCAAACCACCAATCATCACTTACTAAATTTGTGCAATTAGTTCTAGTGTTTGACTCATGTGGTTCATGGTTAGCATTCAACACTTCACACATAACATAAGTCCCTTCTAAACCTGGACTTGTGCGTGTAGCATCGGCTCTAACACGGTCAATAGTACGATACTCTGCAACAGGATGAAGAATACAATCAGAATGATCTCCCGTAGCCTGTTGTGTAGATGAACCATCAAAGGACCATATATCTACAAAATCATCAACTTTAACTTTACTTCTTAAAGACTGTTCTGGTTTATAACCATCTAGCCATACATATTCAAATTTTCTCATATTAAGTTCCTACTTTCTTTATATACTTCCAAAACTCAGTACCTTCAGGCCACTTATTATTTTCTTTTTCATGATACCATTGCCAATCACCATCACCATTCTCAGCCAACCACCCCTGCACACTATCGTACTGCACGACCTTTACAGCAACGTGCTCACCTGTACGCTCGTTTTCAAGAACAATCTGGCGCCCTCTGTTGTATACCATACCCTGTTTTCCAAATGTAGTAAGTTCTAACATAATCAAAAAGAATCGTATGCCTACGGCCGATTGCCTTTCCATTTGTAATCACTATTACTCTTACCCCGATATCGTTTCTGATTATACTTATTCACAAGCTCATCAGTTAATTCTTGTAATCTAGGAACACAAGTGTCATTTGTCCAGCGCATTAACTCTGCATTATCAAACTCAAGAGTTTTGATTTTCTTTTCTGCCTCTTCCAATTTATATGAAAGGTGGGCAATACGCCTCTTAGCATCATCAACATAAGATTCTTTTTGTACTTCACTCATCTATTAACTCCCTAGTTTTTTCTACTAACATATGTTTACATTTATCCATATCTACCCTAACAAACGGCTCGTATTTTTCTATCAATCTACTCACCTTAGGCCAAATATAAGTTTCATCAATTTCTTTATCAAATCTCTGTCTATAATGTAAAAGTTTTTCCAATATCACCATCGTTTCTAAACTAATCTTTTTACCAAGATAAGCCCTTATTAACTTTGGATGATTTCCCTTATCACACTTAAATATTATATCAAATTCCTCTACATTTGTCAAGAGTTTTTCAGCATCATTTATAAAATTATATTCTATACTTTGATTTCGTGATACCCATTCTTTCCATACCTTATCATCGAATTGAGATATCCACTCCTTACCATCAACCAAATTAGCCACATAATATTCTACGATGTTTATATTTTTTCTGACTAGCCTTTTAAAAAACCTTTTGTCTGTTCTCTTATCAAAACTTTCCATACTGGCATTATGTTTGCCGTTGTATTTAAAATAATCATAAGAGGTAGAAGTGAAATGCAATTTAAGAGCCAAGAACTGGCGATAGGCATCAAACTCTGTCATAAAGGCAGCTGTGATGTTTTAGGTAAATAATTTAGAGCTTCTGCTTCTACTTGGATTTTTTCCTTTAAACATTTATCAATCCATTTAGTTACAGATTCAGGCTCCACCATATTTTGCTTGCAATAATGAATAATTGCTTCCATGTGGGTAAGATGTAATGTTCTTACTAATTCATCTATAATAAGAGCAAATCTTTTTGTTGTCACTTTTTGTTCAGCCATAATATAATCCTCTAAAAGCGGGGCGGCTTTGATAACAAGGTGCCGCCCCAAAACCCCGAATGAGATTACGCAGCTAGCGCATACTCATTGAAATAAAAGTCATCATTGGCTTTTATGTTTTTGTGTCCAAGTCCTCTTGCAAGTTTTCGTCCGTCAATCGATCCTGGTTCGCCCCCAATAAACTGTTCCTTTCATCGGGTACGGTGCCCCATCCAATATTTCTACTCCATTCATTAGGTGTGTAATAGTATCCATTCATCGCTTTAGCAAATCTAAAAATACCTTGATACGACACCTGATGTTTGGTGGAGGCGGCCGGTACTGCCCCGGCGTCTTGTCCGTCTATTGTCTTGCCGTCATCGGTCTCTTTCACATACTTATTTATCTAAATCTAAGTTCAGATAAAATTCGTCCATTACCTCCTCTAGTAGTGGTAAATAATCAGATACTTTCTTTTCAAAAATCTGCACTGTACCATTTTCAGCTACCATCATAATAACAATATTCTTTATTGTCATACCTGTATGCTCTTCAAACATTGTAGCATAAGCCGCACACTGTATAAAGTAATCTTCAATCCATGACTCTTTCTTTTCAGTAGTGGTAGTCTTGAAGTCTACTATTGACAGTTCACCCTCGTACTCACCTATAAAGTCACAACGTCCAGCCACCTTATACTTCGGTGAGTGCATCGTCTGCTCTTGCATAACAACCTTTGTGATCTTGGTGTTCAAACTTTCCTTCAACTCACCAAACATATGCCAAGCCAAAAAGTGGTCAGACTTCAAATCACTAATGTCACTGTTCTTCAAATAGCTTTCAACTATGTTATGAAACACAGTTCCTCTACGAGCAGCTTTACCAGAGACAATACGAGCTTGTTCTTCACCTATGCGATCACGCCATTTCTGCAAACCTTCTTGCTTACCAGGACGTTTACCTAGTACCGTTGTGATACTAGGATACTTGAGGCCATCTGGCGCCTCATAGAACCTCATCCCATGGAGTTTGTGTACAGGCAACTCCGGGAAGGGTTTATAACCATTTGTATGTATAAATTCCATAATATATTACCAAGTAAATTTAATTCTAAACATCACCATTGTATCTCTATAATCACCCATGTCTATAGTACGACTAATATTTCTGCCATGTTTATTATCATAAGATACGCTCATAGTACCACCAGTAGGTTGTAGGTCTTGGCTCACTGTAAAACTCCAATCAAGATTCTTTATAATCTCACCTTTCATACCAGCGGCAAAACCTAAAGACGGAACTGTATCTGACATCTTTACAATACTTCTTCCACCGTTACCTTTTGATACTGCCATAGTCGCTGACCCAAAGAACATACCATACTCTTTTGATACTGTACTAGCTATTGTATCATACTTTCCCACTCCTGTCGAGCCTAAAAACCCATTTTCTTTAACATAAGTTAAAGTCAACCAATCTTCTGGCTTATAAACAGCCGCAGTAGTAGAATCTGTATACATTACACCCATCTTATCATTAGATATAAATGTACCATCATTTAGTGATGCAAGTACTGGGTTAGAATCAAACCCCATAGTACGTCCACGACCAACAGACACATCACCTACATCAACTTTAAAGTTAGGCTTACCATTGTTCACCCTTTGCATTGATACCCCACCACCTAAATCCATATAGTCTGTGACTACTGAACTATGTGATGCATAGTTTGCCGCATTAGTTTTATAATCTCTACCGTATCTGTCAAAGAATACTACATCCAAATCTGAGCCTGAATGTATTAGTGCAGAGCTGAGGTTTGCTCTTTTTAATACTTTGCGTTTACCCTTTACTTCTACAGCAAAATAATTTCGATTACCATTACTGTCATACCAGTTACCATCACCAGGAGTACCTATAACATCTACTGGAGGCTCATCAACAATTGGATTTTCT